CTCTAAATGCCTAATGAAACAATCCTTCAACAGATCCGGACACCTTTAGCAACCGCTTTATCAGTTGTCGCTGGAAATGTTTATTCATTTGTTCCTGAAACAGTAATTCCACCAGCTGTGGTGGTCGTGCCTGATTCACCATATTTAGAATTCGAAACAATAAGCAAAACCAATGTAAGAGCCAAAATCAATTTTACTATTTCAGTTGCGGTTGCCTATAACAGCAATCCAGCATCGCTCGACAATATCGAGCAATTAATCATAAGTGTTCTGGCAGTTATTCCAGTTGGATACATTGTCAGCTCGGTTGAAAGACCGACAGTTACTCAAGTTGGTGCATCAACGCTGCTAATCGCAGATGTTCGAGTATCTACCTACTACACGCAAACAATATAAGGAGAAATCATGGCAACAGTCGTAATTACCGGTCGTGATGTTGGTTTATCTTTCACAGGTGGAACAGATATTCAAGCACAAGCGACAAATGCAGTTTTAACCAAGGTCAATGAGCGTCAGGTTTATCAGACCATGGAGGGCGAGGCTTACAAGACCACAAACATTTCAGGAACATTCCAATTGGACATGTTGGCAGATTGGGGCAAGGCAAACTCAGTTTGTGAGGCTCTATGGACTGCTGCTGAAAGTGCACCAGATACAGACATCAGCATGACACTTACAGCTGCTTCCGGAGCACAATTTGTGTTTCCAGTAAAGCCTGAGTTTCCAACTGCCGGTGGATCAGGAATTGATGCACAAACTGTTTCCTTTACTTTCACAGTATCAAAGGGCGCAGTAACCGAAACCTTTAGTTAAAAAATAAAACGGGAGCAAACAAATGAAGTTACCAATTACAATTGAATATAACTCAGGTGAGCAAGCAACTTACATTGCCCAACCACCTGAGTGGGCGAAATGGGAAAAGCAGACAGGAAACACTATTGGTCAGGCATCCGAGAAGTTGGGTATTTGGGATCTTATGTTTCTTGCTTATCATGCACATAAGCGTGAACTTGCAGGAGATAAGCCCATCAAACCAATGGATATTTGGATGGAAACAGTAGCGGATGTCATTGTTGGTGATGCAAACCCAAAAGCCACAAAGCAGGAAGCCTAAACAGATTATTGGTTGAGTTGGCAATCGCCACAAAGATACCAATGAGTGAATGGGTTGATGCGGATGACATATTAACAGCGATCGAAGTATTGGAGGCGAGAAATGGCTAAAGAAACCATTGCATACAATAAAAACGATTTGCGTGATATTTACAAAGCATTCAAACTTATGGATGACCAAGCAACAGAGGAAGCAAGAACTCAATCTGCTGCTTTGGCGTATTTTGCATCAGAGGAAATTAAGTCGGCAGCTAGAACTCGAACAAAGGCTGGCAAGGTTGCGGAGAGAGTCGCAGATGGCGTTAGCATCTCTAAATCGAGCAAGATCGGTGAGTTCCGCTATGGCTTTGCAAGACAAAAGTTTTCAGGTGGTGCTACTACGCAAACCCTATGGGGTGGCGTTGAGTTTGGTTCAAATAAATTTAAACAGTTCCCTAGTTATTCGGGACGGCAAGGTCGTGGATCTCGAGGATGGTTCATTTATCCAACCCTTCGCAGAATTCAGCCTGAATTGATTAATAAGTGGGAACAAAGTTTTGATCGCATTATTAAGGAATGGGTCTAATGGCAACCGGTAATCGCACATTAAAGTTATCAATTCTTGCCGATGTTGATGACTTAAAAAAGAAGCTAGGCGAAGCCGACAAAGCGGTTGAAAGTAACTCAAGCAAGATTTCAGGGTTTGGCAAGAAGGCTGCTGCTGCATTTGCAGTCGTTGCTGCTGCTGCCGTTGCCTATGGCACTAAATTAGCCATTGATGGGGTCAAGGCTGCAATAGAGGATGAGCAAGCACAGTTAAGGTTGGCTAATGCTTTAAGAGAAGCCACAGGGGCTACTGATGCCCAAATAGCGGCAACTGAGGACATGATCCTAAAGACATCTTTAGCGACAGGTGTTGCTGATGACAAACTTCGTCCAGCGATGCAGAGATTGGCAGTATCTACAAAATCTACTGAGGAAGCCCAAAAGTTATTAACCCTTGCTTTAGATATTAGTGCTGCATCTGGTAAAGATTTAGAAACTGTTTCAAATGCTTTAGGCAGAGCCCAAGATGGTAATCAAGCATCACTTGGCAGATTAGGTCTGGGATTATCTAAGGCTGAACTTGCCACATT